AAGCTAGAGGACTTTGTAGCTTTCAGGGACAAATATTTTTTGACAGAGCAAGGTATACCGTATGAAACTCCAGAGTTCCAAAGAAGATGGATAGGAGCAATATTAGATGCAATAGAGAATGGAAAGAGACTTATGGTACTGTCTCCGCCACGTCATGGCAAAACAGACTTGTTAACACACTTCTGTGTATACATGATATGTAAAAATCCAAACATGAGAATAATGTGGGTTGGAGGTAATGAGGATATAGCTAAGAATGCAGTAGGTGCTGTATTGGACCATTTAGAAAATAACGAAGAACTTATACAAGACTTTGCATCATACGAGGGATTTAGACCTATGAACAAATCAGGAAAGTCCTGGAGTACAAGTCAGTTTACTGTAGCTACAAGAACGGTAGCTGGTATAAAAAGTCCTACATTAGTAGCTGTAGGTAAAGGCGGAAAGATATTGTCCAGGGATGCAGACTTAATAATATCTGATGACATTGAAGATCATGGTAGTACAGTACAACCAAGTGCTAGAGAAAATACTAAGAACTGGTGGACCACAACATTGCAGTCAAGAAAAGAAGAACACACAGGAATGGTCGTAATTGGCTCCAGACAGCATCCAGATGACTTGTATAACGCATTGCTGAACAATGAAGCATGGGAGACAATAGTAGAGCGTGCGCACGATTTAGAAATACCTTTAGACCAGGAGTCAGATGACCAGGATGAACACATGTTATGGAAAGGTAAACGTACTCATAAATGGTTAATGGAACAATTAGCATCAGCAGAAACTACAGGTGGTAGAGCTATATTTGAAATGGTGTATTTAAATAAAGCTGTACCAGCAGGTATGGAATTGTTTAGTGCAGAAATGATTGATGGATGTTTAGATAGGTCCAGGAACTTAGGAGACATACCACCACATACTGCATTGATTGCAGGATTAGATCCAGCATCTACAGGTTATCAAGCTGCTGTATTGTGGGCTTATAATCAAAAAACTGGACAGCTTTGGTTAGTAGATTTACGTAATGACTTAGGCGGTGGTATATCTAAAGCACATAAAGTTATGAAAGATTGGCATGAACAATATTTTTTATCACATTGGATTGTAGAAGAAAACGGATTCCAAAAAGCTATAGGACAAGATAAAGAAATAAAAAATTGGGCAGCAACAAATGGTGTAAGGATAGAGGGACATCAAACATATAAAAACAAATGGGATCCAGTATTTGGTGTTACTGCCATGGTTCCTATGTATGAACAACAGAAAATAAATTTACCATGGTCTAATCCACAGACACAACGTAAAGTAAATACACTTAGACAACAGTTAATTTATTTTAGTAGTGCTAGTAGTAGTAATTCTAAATCAGTTAGTAATAAAACAGACTTAGTTATGGCAAGTTGGTTTCCTATGAAAAGGGTACGCCAGACCGTTAAATTGGTACTATCAGAAGTAGACAATGACTATAATCCATCATATAGCAATTATAAAATGACAACTTATGACGAAAGAATGTGGGATAGATAAATGCCGTTAACATCAGATCAGTTAGCACATAGAGTAGATGATTTACGTGGACTACACGAACATACTGGTCATTGGGAATATAGAAGTAGAATAAGAAAAATAATTAATGGTGGCTCACAAGGTGTAGCTGCATTACTTGGTTCTAACTCAGAAAACTATAACGAAGATTTACCAATACCTAATATGATCGAATCAGGATTAGAACACCTGGCACAAAAACTAGGTAGAGTTCCAGATTTAAAAGTTGATCCATACAATAACAAAGATAGTGAGAGAGCTAAAAAGAAATCTGAAAAGCTAGAACGTATTGTACATTCTTATGATAAAAAAAGTAAAATTGATATGCAGTTACCACAAGCAGCTAGATGGTTGCCTGGTTACGGATTCTGTGTATGGATTATAAGAAATAAGAAAGATCAATTTGGAAATTTTTATCCACATGCAGAATTAAGAGATCCTTATGATTGCTTTCCTGGTTATTACGGACCAGACCAACAACCAAATGAACTAGCTCTTGTTAGAGTTGTGCCTGCTGGTGTAATTAAAAAATTATATCCAAATGCAAAACTAGAGTACGATATGGGTACTACACCGTATGCAGGTACTTGGCAAGGTGGATTGTACAAAGATGCTCATTCAAGAAATTGGGAGAACAATAGTTCTGATGGTGAAGAGTTAATAGAGTATTACAACGAAGAGGGTACTTATATATATTTACCAGCTACTAAACAAATATTAGATTTTACACCTAATCCATTACAAACAGGACCAAGATTTGTAATTGCTAAAAGATTTAGTTTTGACAGACTACAAGGACAATACGATCATGTATTAGGACTTATGTCAGCTATGGCAAAAATAAATGTTTTATCAATTATAGCTATGGAAGATGCAGTATTTACAGAAACAAATATTGTTGGAGAAATAGAATCAGGAAACTACAAAAGAGGTAGATTTGCTATAAACTATTTAGCTCCAGGTAGCCAAGTTGCAAAACCAACTAATAACTTGCCGTATCAAATGTTTCAACAAATAGATAGGTTAGAAAGACAATTAAGATTAGGTGCAAGCTATCCAGTTACAGATGACGCACAATCTCCTAATTCATTTGTTACTGGTAGAGGTTTACAAGAGTTAATGTCATCCGTTGATTTAAACGTAAGAGAATATCAATTATCACTAAAAACAGCAATGGAAGAAATAGATTCTAAGCGTTTAGAGATGGATGAAGTTTTAAATAAAAATAAAAAGAAACCATTAAGTGGTTATGCAAATGGAGCTGCTTTTTCAGAACAGTATGAACCTAATGCAGATATAGGTGGTCAATATGCAACACGTAGAGTATATGGTGTTATGGCAGGATTTGATGAACCAACTAAGATTGTTTCTGGTTTACAATTGTTACAAGCAGGAATTATAGATAAAGAAACTTTACAAGAAAATATGGATGGATTAGAAAATCTACAAAAAATAAATAATAGGATTACTAAAGATGAAGCAGAACAAGTATTGTTTGAAACATTAAAAGTTCAGGCGACACAAGGTGATGCTAAAGCTACAATGGCATTAGTGCAAATAAGAAAGAATCCATCAGAAATGTCAAGTATATTAGATAAATTTTATACACCAGAAGAGCAAGTATCTCCTGATGAACAAGCATTGCTTGATGAATTAGGTCAAGCACAGATACCAGGACAACCACCGTTACCACAAGGACCTACACCAGATATAAGGTCATTGTTATTACAAGGTGGTGGTAATCCATTACCAGGTGGAGGAGGTCCTCTTGGATAACGAATATATTGATACAGAATTTGATAGCATGATTAAAAGCACATTAAGTGAAGTATGGATGAACAATTTAAATGCTTTTGGTCAAGAACCAGATATTATACCTATACCAGGTTTTTTGCTATTATTTAAACCAATTTTAGATGAAGAGGGAGACGACAATGGCGAATGGATCTTCTAGGAATAAAGGTAGAAGAGGTGGTGCAGTAAGTGGACCAGGAGCTTTATCACAAAGAACTGATTTAAACGTTACGGCTACAGATGCAAGAGAAATGTTAAGTGAAGCACCTATGGGTGCAGAGCAAGCATTAGTGAATCAAGTACAACAAGGAAATGTTGCAGCAGAAGCTGCTAATACAAGTGGAATGTTACCAGCAGATAATGCACCTGTTGCTATAAATCCAGTAGAAGATTTTGATTTAACAGCACCTACAAACTATCCAGATATGCCAGTTACTGAAACTGGTATACCTAAACAATCATATTTAGAAGATGATTCTATGATGCTTATAAGAGCTATGGCAGATATATTTCCAACTGATGAATTATTGTCATTGTTGTTTAGCCAAGGTTCTGCGTTCAAACAAAGTCCTGATGATATTATACCAACATAATGGGTGTATATTATTTTGACAATCCATCTCAAGAAAGAGATTTATACGAAGAGATTTATAATAGACAGAATCAATATAAACAAACAAGAGACCGTGTTAGTTTAAATGATGCTACACGTGCTACACAAATATCAAGGTTATATCCAAATTTTTCTCCTGATGTAATATCAGCTTTAACATTACTGCAAGTAAAACCAGAATCAGAAGTATTAGGAGAAGTAGCTTCACGTATTGCTGAACACAATCAAAGAGGTATATTGTCTAAGGTAGGTAATGGTTTTAAAGCAGGAATTAGATTAGGTTTACTTGGATTAGAAGATGCATATAGAAGTTGGGTAGATAGACCTATAAACTCTTTTATAGCTTCTACATTTGGAGATCAAGCAGACAATCTATCATTTTCAGATGCATACGCATTGTCAGGTAAATCAACAGTTAGACAAGCAGTCAATAATTTAAGACAAGGTAAACGTGTTAATTTAGGTGAGGGATTTTTACCTGATAGTGATGAGTTTGATTCACAAAATCCTAACTCTAAATTTTATGAAGAATATCAATACATGGTGCAAAAAGGTATGGCACCTGATAGAGCAGCACAACAAATAAATGATTATCTTGGAGATCCTATAACTGATATAGATCAAAGATCACAAGAAGAATCAGGACAATTTACTATAACAACTAGAGGATCAGATGGTAGAAATACAGCTATGCCTATATCACTTGGTCGTGCTACTGCAAACTTAGTCCTAGAACCAGGAAGTAGAAGTTTTAATGCAGTATCAGGACTAATAGATATGGGTAAGATAATGTTTTTAGATCCTGCAAACTATTTTGGATTAGGTATTAAACACTTAACTAAATCAAAAAGATTGTTAGCACCGTCAGATGAATTAATTGCATCATTAAAAAAGAAAGGTATACAAGGTAAAAAAGGTTCTGGTGAATTTACACAAGCACAGAAAAAAACTTTAGGCATATACGAAACAGGTAAATTTAATTTTATTAACAAAAAACAAGTTAATGATTTTTTAGACAATGATGATGCTGGAGAAGAGTTTATAAACTTTTTAGCAACTAACGACAATACACATAGATTTATGACATTATCTGGTATTAGTGATACAGAAATATTAGATGATTTTAGAAAAATACAAATATCAAAAAGACCATTAGAAAACAAAAAGAAAGCTATACGTAATCTTTTAAATGATAAATATTTAGGAAATCCTTTTAGAGGTCCAGATAGTTTTGGAGTAGAAAGACCAACAGTTGGTGCTATAGGAAGAGCAGCAGGTGGATTAGCAGAAACATTAATTGGTAGAGGATTAGATCCTGGATTAGAGGGTGCAGGAAGATTGTTTGGAGCAAGAAAAATTATTAAAGCTAGCATGATGGAAAATTCAAGAGTAGGTAGAATACTTGCTTCTTACGCATCTGACTTACCTTATAGATTTTTAGATGTAGATCAAATGGATCAAACACTAGGTCAAGCAAAATTATGGATGGACCAGACAACTATGACAACAAAAGACAAATCAGAAATATTAGATCAAATGATACGAATAGATGATGGAGATGAAGCAGCTTTGTTTGACATATCTAAAGATATGTTAGCTAGGTCTGTAGAAGATTTAGTAGATAGTGCTGGTGTTAATCGTAGAGATGCAGAAGCTGTAACAAGAATATTTGATGAAGAGTTACCAGAGTATAGAAAATTTTGGATTAATGCAGTAACTGGAGAAGAGGTAGCAACTGGTACTAACTTTGTACCAACAATTATAGATGGCAAACCAACAATGACTCCAGGACCACAACTTATGACAGAGTTTATAAACAGAAGCATTCCATTACCTGATGCTGCTGGTTTAACAAAAGCATTTAACAGTATGGGTGTATTACGTGCTATGGTTCCTGATTTATTTAAAGGACCAGATGAAGCATTAGACACAGGTAAATTATACAAATTACTTGGCGATAAAAAATCAGTTCAAGGAGTTAGTACAAAACTTGCAGATTACTACATGTCAAATGTTTGGAAACCATTAGTTTTGTTAAGAGGTGCATGGACTGTACGTGTTGTTGGTGAAGAACAATTAAGAATGTATGCCAGGGGTTTTGATAATGTATTTAGCCGTCCTATGTCGTGGGTATCACAATTTATTACTAATAGTGATGATGCAGCAAAAGTTAGAAGATGGAACTCTAAAGGTGTTACCTACAATGATTTATTCGGTGATGCATTTGATGATTCAATAGAAGCACAACAAGCTGCATCAAGAATTGCAGGAAATAATAATAATGATTATATATTTGGTGGAGAACGTAAAGGACAAAAAAAACCTGGACCTTTTAAATATAAAGTAATAAACAAAGCAGATATTGTAAGAAGAGCAACTAGCGGAGTAAGGTCAGGAGAATACAACGAATACCTAAGAAATTATTTATCTGAAGTATCTAAATTGCACCATGATGATTTATTTAAATTTTTATACAGAAGTGATTCTGGTGAATTATTAACTAAACCACAACAACAACAAAGATTGCAAGAATGGATGGAGGGTAGTTCTGATGCAGCTAAAGAAATAATTAAATCTTATAACAGAGGTGGTCCACAATTTAGAAGATCAGCAGGTTCTGTTGGTGGTAGGTATACATTTGCTAAAGCATTAGAAGCAAGAGCTGTAGGTGCTGCTGGCGGAGATTTTAATGAAAACAGAGCATTGTTAGAAAAATTAATAGATATAAATAATTTAGATGAAATAAATTTAGTACGTGATAATCCATTTACTATTAGTTCTAAATTAAAAGCTAACGATACTTTAATTGACATGATTAAAAGTGGAACTGTTGATGGCATTGAATTAGATGATGTGTTTAAAGAGTTAGTATCTAAAGGTAGTAAACTATTTAAAAAACAATCAGGTGTTAAAGCAGAAAACTTTAAATCATTACTTAAAACATTTGATGACGTATTTGAGGATTTACCACAATATATATCTGCACCATTTGACTCATACATGGATGCAACTGGTAAATGGGATAAGATGACAGCTAAAGGTTTTGATTTCTTTATGGCATCTAAAACAGATACACTATCAAGATCTCCAGTATTTAGACAATTGTATTGGAGACAGGTTTATGATATGTTACCTTTTATGAGTCCTGGTATGAGACAGAGATTACTTTACGGTGGAACTGTCTACACAGAGGGAAGATATGTAAATATAAAAGGAGCAAACAAAGCTAACATTCCAGATCAAAATTTATGGGCAAGGTTAAGATTTACACCTCAACAATTACGTAAACAAGATACAACTATTAATTTAGATATGTTTAAAAATGAAATTAAAAAACTAGATGAAATAGATGCAGCAGCAGGTAATGTATCTGTAAATTTTCAAAAAGATATTAATAAACTACAAAGAGAGTTTACGAAAATAAAAAGAGAATATTTAAATGAACTAGAAGAGTTTCAAGGTAATAAATATTGGTTAGGTAAAGGTCAGAAATATTCTTTAGGTATGTTTACTGATTATAATATAGGTGCAGATCTAACTGTTAAACAAGGAAAGAAATCAAGAAAAATATCTCCTCAAAGAAAAATAGCGTTTGATAAAAAAATAGATGAGTTACGTGAAAAAGAATTAAAAATAATTGGTATTGAGCGTGAACATAAACTAAGTAATTTTGCAAGTTCAAATCGAGCAGACAATTTTGAACGTGAATTTACTGGCTATGTTAATACAAAAATAGGTATGTCTACTTACAATCCTCGTAAGATAAAACCAAAGATGCCTACTACTATTAATCGTCTTAGAGGATCAATTAATAGAATTAACAGAAATATAAAAGAGATGCAAGATAATGTAGATAATTATGTAGCAAAAGAAACTCCAAAAATTGAAGTAAATGAAAATGACATATTAAGAGATATATATGAAAGAAGTGTAGATATAGATAAATTTGGAGACATGGAAATTTCAGTATTATTTGATGACTTAGATAATATAAAAATTACTGAAGCAGAATGGAATAAATTGTATTCAGAAACTCTTGCAGAGTTAAGACAAAATGTTAAAGATGGTTATTACTATGCAAATGATGAATTAGAAGCATTTTTAGAAACTACAAAAGCACAAAAGAAAAGCGCTTGGAAAAAATTAAATAAAGAATTTAATGAAAAAGGAGAAGATATTGCTGGTACATTAGCTATATCAAAACAAAAGTTTTTTGATGATGAAGTATCAAAAGGTCAAAAGTTTATAGATACAGCAAATGAAATTTTACAAGAACACACAGCAGCTTTAAATAAAAAGAAATCACAAGTAGATAATATTAGAGGTCAAATTAATGAAAGGTTAGATAAATTAGAATTAAATATAGAGAAAAAATTTGAAAGAAGAAAAGAAAAATATTATGGAGAAAGAAATAAATTATACAAATCATCAGGTTTTACAAATGACGCAACATCTTTTGACCAGATAGATACAGTAGCTAAAGCAGTTGCACTACAAGGTGTAGAGGATTTACTGTATGACTTATCTAAGAATAATAAATTCTTTTATAACATGCGTGCTATATTTCCATTCGGACAAGCATATAAAGAAATTATGACTACCTGGGCAAAACTAATAGCAGAAAATCCAGAAGTAATTAGAAAAGGACAAAACGTAGTTAATGCAGCAAGAAGAGAAAATCCATTTAGTCCTGTTGAGGGAGAGGGATTTTTAGCACAGGATGATGTTACTGGTGAAGAAGTATTTTATTATCCATTTAGTGGTGAGTTAGTTAGCAATCTAGCATTAGGGGAAGATAGGAAAGCAGACATAAGATTACCTGGTTATGCTAGTTCTCTTAACTTAGCATTAAATGTGATACCAGGTATAGGACCTATGGTAGCTATACCTTTCTCTGCATTTCTTGGTGGTAATCCTACATTTGATAATTTTAAAAAAGTTGTATTTCCTTATGGTTTACCTGACGTACAGAACGCAGGAGACTTTATTAGATCAGCAGGTGTTCCAGCATGGATGAGAAATGCCTGGAGAGCTATTAGAGGTTTTGATACAGTAGTAGGAGCAGACAATCCTTTTGAGGGAACAGATGCACCTACAGATGAAATTAGACGTGTACAAATAAATTCACAAATAGACGTATATAGATTGTTAAAAGCAAATGGAGAAGATGATAGTACACCAGAAAAGCAATCAGAGTTAATGCAGAGAGCAAAACAAACTAGCGCTTGGTTAACAATGGTAAAAGCGTTTTCACAATTTATTGGACCTACTGGATTAAATGCTAGGTACGAAATACATGATGAAAAGAATAATGGAACAGTATGGGCAATGCAATCTTTGTCAGATTACTACAGACAGATTTTAGATACGCCTCCTAGTATAGAGGGAACTAACCAATTAGAGTTTGCGCCAGGAGATAACTACGGAGCAACAAAACACTTTATAGAAAGATTTGGATTCAATCCTTTAGACATAGTACAACCTAAATCAGTTGTTATTGAGCCAAGACCAGTAGATGAAAAGGGATCAGAGTTTGAAAGAGACAATCCTGATTTATTTGAAGAATATAGATTTACAGCACAATTTGCTATACCTAAAGGTGGAGGTGGTCCATTTAATTATGAAGCATATATAAATACAATTATAAATGATACAAGAGAACCACTAAGTGCAGATGAATGGTTAGCTAAAAGAAATCAATCTTTAGGTGAGTTTTATATGGAGAATCAAAGAATACAATCATTAGAAATATTTAATATAAATGATCCACAACAAAATAGAAAGAGAAATAGATTTCTAGCTTTACAACAAATTAATGCTAAAGAACAATTTCCTGGATATGACCAAACAATAGTTGGTTTACCTGCAACTGTAAATGTAGAATTACAAGTAGAAGAATTAGGTAAATGGGCAAATGAACCTAAATTATCTAATACTCAAGTAGGAAAAGATATAAAAAGTATTTTAAATTTATTTGATTTGTTTAGTAAGAAATCATTTGCAGAGGGTTACAGTCAAGATGGTTGGCGATCTTCCAGAAAATATATAAAAGAACGTAAATTTTTAAGAGATGAAATTGCTAGATTAACTATGCGTAATGATGATTTTTACTTTGTTGCTCAAAGAGTATTGCTACCATATATAGCAGAGAGACAAGACTTTTTAGAAGATATGATATATGATGAAAATGTATACGCAGAGTATGGTATGTATTTGCCAAATAGCATGGAGAGATAATGGAAGAGGGATATAAAGAAGCACTTATAGAAGCAGTATTAGCTGGTAGAAATGTAGTAAATATACCTTATGGTACACAAATGAATGCTGGTGCAATGTCGCAATTTACAAGTGATACAAGAGTAGATGAGAATTTAATAACTAATTTAAATAGTTTAATTAATAAAGATATTTCTGACACACAATTTATTGCACAAATAATTACAACTTTAGAAGTTTATGATTCAATAAATAACAATGAAAATGATACAGCTTTAGATTCTTTTTATGCTGACAACGTTCAAGTTGTTGAAGATTCTTTATCTACATTAGAACAATTTGTTCCTGGAGAAGCAGAATTTGTAAACCAATATCAAAGCTATTCTTTTACAGGACCTAGGCATAAATACACTTTACCAGTAGATTTTGTTCAATCTATTAACAATGGTATTGATTTAGCTACTGGCATAAGTCCTATAAATTCAGAGGAATCAACTGTGTATAGAAACTTTTTAAAAGAACAAGTAAATGAATTTGTTGAAGAAACAGGCAAAGCAGCAGTAATAGCTAAACCAAAAGGTGGATCAGGATTTTTATTTTACACTTCACCATCAATACAACAAACATTTGCTAGTCGTGGAACAGATAATATAGCATTGCAATATACTTTACCAAGACTTAAATTATTTGGTACTAATGATGCTGAAGTGTATTATTATCCAGAATATTTTCAACCAGAAGATGCAAACACTTATGAACCAAAACCAGGATCATTCGTTTCATTAAAAGATAATGTTGATGAATCTGGAGTAGCAACTAATGTTGCAACAGGTAACACTTATTATATGACATATACTATAAATCCAGTAACAGGACAATTTGAAGATTTTAAACAAGAGTTTTTATCAACACAAGAAGCAGATAATTTGACAAGTCAAAATACACCACCTATTCAATTAACAGGAACAAATGAAGCAGAAAGAACAGAAAGTTTTAATCAATATAAGCAACAATTATTATTTGAAGATATAGGTGATACAGATGTGTTTGGAAGTTTACCATCAGATCATTTTATATTTAAAAATATAGAAGCAGAAGTACAAGAACCTACTGTAGAGGGATTTGCAAAAGATACTAAAGAACAATTTACAGTAAGTGATTATGGTGTAGATAATCTATATGGAGGATTTGATCATATAGCTGGAGATCCAGCACAAGGAAAAATAAACTGGATTAGTTTACCTCCTGATGAACAACAAGCTATTCAATTACAATTAATGCAAGCAGGAATGTTATCACCAGATTCATATTATTCAGAAGCAGGTTCATGGGGTTTACAAACAAGAGCAGCTATGAAAGAAGCTATGACAGAAGCTAATTATAAATTAGAAAAAATAGGACCATATTTACAAGGAGCAATAGAAGATTATAAAAATAGACCAATTATATATCCATTAGTTTATCCATCAGCAGGACCGTTAGCAGTTAAAGAAGCAGTACAAACTGCAATTAGTGCAGCAGGTGGTAGAACAAATATGACTACAGGAGAGATGGCAGCTTTTATGGATTTTTATAAAGATTCAGAACAAGACTATGCAAATGCTGCTGTTGAGTATGATAGAAATTTAGATTTAGTAAGAAGAAGAATGATGCCAGAAAGCAGATTAGAAGTGCCTGATAGTCCAGGAGTTAGAACTGCTGAACGTATAGAACAGACATTACAACCTGAAATACAAGCACAAGCAAGAGCAGATGAAGAAGCTAGAAATCTTTCATATTTAACCTATTCAGTTGACAGGATGAGTGATATTATTGGTTAGTGAGATTATTTATAATAGGGTTGATAATGGCTAATGGGTTATCATTTGCACCAGATCAACCAGATAAAGAACAATACACACCTGAAAGATTGTATTCATATTTAGTATTTGCAGACAATTATGTCAAAAATAAAAATTTACCAACATCTGAATATAATCCTAATGATGAAAGAGAGTTTGTATTAAATACAGATGATCCATCTGCAATGCAACAGTTAGTTGCAGTAGCATTAGCTGAACATCATGACGGTGGTAATAGTTTAGGTTATTCACAAAACAGAGTAAGTAAACCAAATAGCAATGGATCTATTGATTATGGATTGAGGCAGATAAATGATTTTTGGGAAGATAGATTTAAAAAAATATTTCCAGAATTATTTGATAATGGTAGAGATTTTGTAGACAACATAAGTAATCCTTTTATAAATGCAGTAGCAGCTATTTATATATCTGGATATGTAGAGGGTGATGGACCAAATGGTTTAGAGAATTGGTCAACATATAATATGGTAACACCAG